TATTCATTGTCTGAAATGGGTTTACGTCCATAGTACAGATCCCACCATCTTTTTTGTGTGATACCCACCGAATCATAAAATGACCGGTTCGGGTTGAAATATTCCGGATTTGTAAACTTCTTTGTCAAAATCTCACGCACCAGGTTACGGACAACCTTTTCATACGGGTTGATCCGTTTTCTGTGCATATATTGCTGTACAGCTACTTCTGTCCTGTTTATCTTTCTGGCAATTTCGGCTGTAGTCATTTTATCGGCGTTTTCGGCTACGAAATTTTCTTCTGCCGTTGTCCAGTGTTTTCGGTTAGTATAAAACATTGTCTTCTGATTATTTTAGTATAGTCATTACTAAGTTCATATTCTTTATGTGTCAACACATACTGACAACAGATTTTTATAAACAGGTCGCGATTCTCCGTCTTGACCTGTTTAGCTATATCGTAATACTCGTTTTCTTGTAATCGGTCGAGAGCCATCCAAACAGAGTTGAAATACTCGTTATAGGTGTTCTCGCCTAATTGTGCCCGGTATAATTCCTGCCAGGCCCAATCGGTTAAACGATGTTCACTGAAATTCATGTCTCCTCCTTTTTTATATACCTGATCCGGATTCCGAAATCTGTACGTTCAATAACTTTCTCCCGAAGAGAGGAGAATTTTATTTCTAATGCCTTCATTTTTCGAGAACCTTCTGAGCAGATTCCCGGTCCTGTTTTTGGCTTTCCGGAGAATACCAGTTGCGATCAATGTTTTCCATAATTCAGTAGGTTAAAGAATTAAATTATAAACTTTCAAATTCCGATTTTAGCACAGATAAATTGGCATCTATTGCCTGTTTTATCATATCGACAAGAATATCGCTTAATACCATCGGAATTTTTTGTTGTTCTCTTCCGTCGGAATCATCAAATTCTATAATTAATTGAGGATTACGAGAACCTCCACCATACTCTTCCTCCCATTCAAAACAACATAAAGCACTTTTATTCTCTCTTATCATTTGAGCAATCTCGTTCGCTTTCTTTAATGTTTTATCGTCCATCGTTCAAATCGTTAAATTCTTAAAATATTCGGCATTTCGCCGAGCAATCCCAAGTATCGTCCTCCCATCATGGGAAACATTGCCGGGGGTCAACCTCTCTGCCAATTCTGCTATATTCTGAGAATTAGCTACGACCATTCCGAGTATATCTGAATACTGATCTGAAATCTGTATATTGCGGATGTAGCCTTTTTCTAAATCAACCAGGAAAAGAGTGTTGATTTCTGCATTTTTCCATTCAATCCAATCACAACCATCTGGAGATAACCATTCACAGGTAACTCTTTCTCCGTAATGAAAGGCTAACTGTTTTATTGTATTCGTAAGTTCTTTTTTATTCATATCGTTTCATTCAAATCGTTAAAAATTAGAGGTTTTATACTTAGTTAAATACCACACATACATATCATAAGCTGCGTCCAAAAGATTGTGGGAATAAGAGGTATGAAGTGTTGCATCACACCCTGGATAACTATATTCTAAATGATAATGATCACCAACTTTGTGAATGTGGAAAACATATTTTTCCTTTAAGCGTGGCGGTATTAATTCTATAATATCCAGAAGGGTGAAGGTGGCTATCGGAGCCAGACAGGACATTTCATAACAAAATTCATCGTGAGGCACCGCGTGATATTTGTCTGAATTTGGCTCCCTAATCCAACACATACTTGCCTTATTTATGTCGACACCTAATTCATTCAGGTGTTGCATTTTATCTATTTCTAAAACTTGTCTTTTCATACTTCAAATCGTTAAAGTTATCGTTAAATATCTTCTTTAAAAAATCGCGGAGAGCAAGCAAGAATAATCTGTTTTACATCTTCTTCCCATTTCGTTGATTTTGCCAACAACCAAAGTGCAGACGCAATAACATTTGCCTTGTCCACATATCTTTCATCGTAAGCATCACCAACTATTTCAGCCATTTTATCGCCTTTCTTTTTTTGGGATTTCATATACCTTGCATTCAAATTGTTAAATAGTTGAGGTTTAATAAAACGTTTCAACACCTCTTTCCAGGAGCAATTCCATCACTGGAGGCGTAACCGCATTCCCTAGTTGCTTTACTTTCTCTTTCCCGTTTCCACAAACAATATAGTCAGAGTCGAATGCCATTGCTGCCTGAACCTCATGCGGAAAGAGCATGCGATAAGTACAATCGTTTATATCTATATTTTTCGGGGCAGATAAAACGAGGGCTATTCTATCTTTTGTTGGAATTGTTCCAACAGGATCAAACATTCCTGATGCCTGATTATTTCCATAGTAATAAGCCAGGAAAGCATTTACGGCTTCTGTAGAAGCAATTCCATGCGTTATCATAGAAGTTTGAGTACTCATTGCCTGGTTGATATCTCTTGTATTGGATTGACCTCTGTTTTCAACTATAAAGGGTATTCCCAATAGAGCATGAGAATCTACTGTTGTAAGCGTCCCTAATGTTTTTTCAACAGGAATTGGTGCATTCTTTGGATCAAAACCACCTCCGTAGTTCTTTATTATCATCGGAATACCTACAAATCCGTGATGATTACCTCCTGAAAGGATGGTCGATACATGCTCTGACAGAGGGCGACTTTTGCCGTTTTTGTTGTGTTCGTCAATCAGCATAGGTATTCCTGCAACTCCAAAATTATGCTGGGGTGTCATTGTGTATTCTGGTGAAGTTATCGGCTCAACACTTCCTCCATAAGAACCTTTTGTTATTAATGCGGCTACCTGACGAGTAGTTTGTGTATACATCGGATCGGTAATACCGGAAGCGCGATTGAGCATACTAGAATTGTCAGTATAAATAACAAAACTTGAATCTGCACATTTCTCTAAGCCCCATTCTATCCGTTTTATTGTATTTGCCGCCAAAGGTTTTTTCCTGTCTCCGATTCGCTCTCCTGGCTTTGACCAATCAATCACATTAAATGCCGAATAATAGTAGGGCTCCACTTCATTCATGCATCTGGGACAACGATATACATATTGTTGTCTGTACTTACCAAATTTCTTTTTAGGATTCTTCCAACTTTGTACAGACTCAACCTCTTTACCGCAACAAGAACAATAACCCTTTGGGCAAAAGTCTAAATCAGGTGTTTTGTTCCCTTTCTTCCAGAAAATAATATACATTCTGTCCCGGCTTTGTGGAGTCGGCAAAGCATGCATCGAATTTAAATATACACATTTGTGATTATATCCCAAATTGTGCATAGCATGTAGCCAGGCATCCCACATAATCCACAGTCGAGCTTCAACAACATTTTCTACAATGATTAAATTGTAATTGTGAATCTCTGCAAATCGGGGAACATCCCACATTGTTGCACGAGATCTTTCGGCTGCGGGGTCGATTGTCAGATCACCAAAAAGCGTATTGGTTTGCTGATATTTCCTTTTCACGCCTTTGGCTAAGGAATGATTTGTACATTCAGGAGAAGTGATTAGTATATCCGTACTCTGATAACGTCGAGGGTCAACTGCTTGTATGTCGGCACAATCATGCTCCGTTTCCGGAAAATTTGTATTATGTGTTTCAATTGCCAATCGCCAATGATTCATTGCCAGTTTCACCTCAAACCCACCACCAATTTTCCGGGACAACTTCCGGACACCCTGAGATGATCCGCCGGCACCACAGAACTGATCAGTAACTGTTAGATAGCTATTTTTTCTGCTCATATTTATTCAATTAGTTAAATACTTACTGCTTCATCCAGATTCTCGATAGTTTCCTCTAAATTTCCAATCGCATATTCAATCGAACCGATAGTATCATCCATTTTTTCAGCTTTTTCAGAATCCTGTAAATTATTGGGAAGGTTATCCCGAGCGTCCTGCTCTTCTTCCATTACTTCCTCCAACTCGTTTTTTATGATATCAATCCGCTCACGCAGATCTGCTATTCTTTTTCTTCTGTTTTTATTCATGGTTAAAGTTTTAGAGGTTAATGTCAAATTCCGGAGCTTTCTCGTTCGCGACAAATGCTTCTCCTTTATTATTCCAGGTTACCCGGATGCCCCGGTCATGTTGCTCGACAAATCCGACGATCTCTTTTACATAGAGAGAATCAGGGAGATAGTTGATGATTGAAACCTGGATATTGAGATCCGATTTCTTGATTGCGTTTTCAAAGTCAGAAACGCGGTACTGTTGTTCTTTTTTCTTTTTCATAGTTTTGACGTTGGGAATGGACCGGAGAAGGGGATTCGAACCCGGATAACCTTCTGTCAGCTGTTCGCGCGATAGCCGTTATCTTTACATTTTACGCACCTGCGATCTTCTCCGGAGGATGTCCCGGCTATGACGCTATGCCGGGACATTGTGAAAGAACTCACCGCTTTTTGTTTCCGGTGCGGCATCCGGATTCACTCAACACAGACTATATTCCTAGTTCTGTAACTATTCCGATCAGGGCGACGGCATTGGCTACATTAAACTTGTCTTTTAACTTTTCGATCCGGCTTTTGACAGCAGGTTCGGAGATACACAAAGAGTCTGCAATCTCTTTGGCTGTTTTGCCGGATTTTAATTCACGAAGAGTTTCGATATCGTGTCCTTTTAAAGCTATATTGCTGCCGCATATTTTTCCGCGACCAGAACAATCTGTCCGCTGACATGCTGAATTATAGATGTCAGGGGTGATCTGTCCATTGATGGAGTCCGGGTCTCCGTCCAGGGAACCAAACTTGCAGAAAAGCCATTGTTTAAATCCGGACTCAAAACCGGTGATCCCGAATTGTTTCCGGATAAATTCCTGGGCTTCTTTATCCTGCATATACACTTCTATAAAATTGCGTTTTTCCATACTGGGTAAATCCTGGAATAAAATACTGGTTCCGTTGTAAATAGCATACATATCCCCGTTGTGGGCAAATAGTTCCGTTCCGGAAAATATCCCGGCCGGGATGTTGGCACTCTGGCCAAAGTGTTGTACATTTGTTTCCATGATCGAAAGATTTTATCCCGCTGTGAGTCCGCCAAGATTAGCAGTGGGATTTTTGTTAGTAATTACTTGGTTATAAATTCTGCAATGGCCAGTCTGACTACATGGGCTATTTTAGTGTTCATTTCTTTTGCTTTTTCATTTAGCAAACGTTCCATTTCTGTTGGAATCAAGACATAAAGACGCTCTGTTGGACGTTCGAGTGCCAGATTCATACTTTTTGTTGTTTTTTCTTCCATATCTTTTAATTATATTTATACTGCAAACATACAAAACAAGATAATATAAATAGCGTATATTGTGTTAAAATTACTATATATGCTATCATTTTAGACTAATTATAAATAGGAAAAATGTTTAATGGTCATAAAATCAGTAAATTACTAGAAGAACGACATCTTAAGAAGAAATCGTTGATAGAATATATGCAAACATATCCATCAGGTTTAGATGCTATTATTAAAGATGGTAATCCCAGAGCAGATACATTAGAAAAGATTGCAGACTTCTTTCGACTGCCTATTGATTATTTCTTTGACCGTAACATTGAAATATCTGATCTAAGCCCATTAATTACCGGTAATGGTAATAAAATACAGCACGGAGATGGTAATATAATGATCGAAACTCAAGCGAAAGAGATCGAGCATTTGCAACAATTACTGGCAGAGAAAGAACGGACCATACAAATATTGCTAAATCAAAACAAATAAATATGTCAACAGATAATCTATCAGAGTTATCAATGTCAATTTCTCAAATTAGTGATGAGAGGGGATATTGGTTTTTTCGGAGTCAAGGTGGTGCCTATTATAGCGATTTTTTTAAATATAACTTTATTGGAATAGGTTATAATGAAATTTCAATAAAAGATCTAACTTTTGCTGATGAAAAGACGGTTAGTACTCATATAAAATCTAAATTGTCTATCAGTGGAAAAGCTGATAAATCTGGATACGCAGCTTCTCAAATGATTCGATTTGTCCATGGCCTGAAAAAAGGAGATGTTGTTATAGTTCCTGATCATGCTTCTCGGAGAGTAGTATACGGAATAATTACTTCTGATAGTCCTTACATGAAGAGTAAAAACTCTGAAGACAAATGTCCTTTTCAAAAACGTTGGGATGTAAATTGGACTTATCAGGAAGCAAGACATAGATTGAATCCCAAATTATTTCCAATATTTTCTTCCCGACATATCATTACAGATATTTCAAAATATGCACCATACATAGACTCAACAATATCAGATTTATATATCAAGGATGAAAAAGTACATTTTGTGATTAATATTCTGACAGACAATCCTATTCTGAGGAATGATTTTGATACATTTTGTAACTATACAAGTTTTTTTATTGATGACTTTGAGAGGTATTTTGGTGGAATTCCTGATGAAGAGCAGGAAATAAAAATAGGACTTCAATCTCGAGGACGAGTTGAAATTATTTCAAAAACTTTTAAAGGAATTTTGGGATTTGGAATATTAGTTAATGCGGTTGTAGGAGGTAATTTTGAAGTAGGTGCATGGGGGCTTGATTTTAAAATGACTAATCCAGGAATCCTTAAAACTTGGGATGAGTATCGAAATAGTAGTGCTGATAGGCAACAAAAGATTCAAGTATTTCAAAAAGTTTTAAAGAAAATGGATGTAGACACAATTCGTGATGTTGATAAATTACTTGAATTCTATAAAGCTAATACAAAGGAGAAAAACGACACAATCCAATAACAAGTCCTAAAGTAAGAATTGCGAGAATGATACTAAGCTTTGTTGTCATATTTTTATTGAAGAAAAGGATAATACTTCCAACAGTATATCTACAAAAAAGATAAGCAATACTCCATTCTATCATGAAGACTGAAGCGATGGACAATATATTGAGAATCGTTTTCATGTTGCAATACTAAGGAAAATAATGAATACGTCCAAAAATGAGTAGTTAAAACAAAATTGGTGTTGGTAATTTTAAGAATAATAACTATGGAAAATGAAAAATTAATTACAGGTGATGAGCTTAGGACAATGAATTTACCACTAAAGGCTGGGAAAGATCATTTATCAGGAAGTATGTGTATAACTAAAGACGAATTAATTTCACATTATGTTGTTGATGAAACATTATTAGAAAATATGCCGGGTAATAAATTGGTAACGCATGGACAAGTTCGGCGTAGATATAATCCTGACGACTTCATTACAGGAAATATTTTGGCATCCTTAGGATTAAAATTACGAAATGGTAAGCAACCGACTTCTGGCTCAGATTTTGTTACTAAAAAAGTAATAGAGGAAACTTATCATGTAAAAAAATCTTTATTGAAAGATTTTAAAGACAACGATTTTATTCCCTGTAGATATGTTCAAGCTCCGGGAAAAGACGTAGAATAATATAAGGTCTATAGTTTTTATTGTATAAAATAGAAATCCATTTTTTATTGATAAAATTGACAAAAACTAAAGCAATATAAATCAAAAGCTTCCAGTGACGTCAAAATTCCAGTCATCTCGACAAAAAACAGGACGCACTGATTATCAGTGCGTTTTTTGTTTAAAGTTGATAAATCTACCCCTTAAACTATGATCCGGCCTTCATCGAAAATGAAAAATACCCGGTAGATATTTCCATGATACATAGTCCTTATTTCATAGAGGCTATCTCTGATAAATATGACGAATTTCGTACTAATTCTATTTCTGATCTGTAGAAGGTCAAGTAGATAATGAACCTTTTTAGGCTCGGTCGCTGACAGGGTTTTCATGAGATTGTCATAATAATCTCCGAATGCTATTATTTCCCTTTTCATACAGCAAATATAGTGAAAGGTAAGTGCAATGACAGATGACAACTTTCCGGCAAATCACCGGTTTTTACATGCTTCCAATGCCGACGTTTTACCGCCAGATCAAAGATTTTGCTATGTAAAGGGAAAAAATGTGTTTGGGTTTTGTTTTCAGGTAAAAATTGCTTAAATTAGCCTTAATCTTCTTATCCTTAAAATCATGCGTGGGTCTTGGGTATATAATTATTATTGCGATGAGAGCTGTCATCTTCAAAAAGATGGCAAACGGTTCATGGTATTGGGGTATATTGCGGCTCCCTTGCATAAAATAGAACAGATGAAGGGGGAGCTGAAAAGCTTGCGGGTGAAATATAAGAATACACTGGAAGTGAAATGGACTTATTTGAATGAGTGGAATTATCCGTTTTATGCGAAGTTGGTAGATTGGTTTTTCAAAAAAGGAGGGATACGATTCAGGGCGATTATCGTAGATAAAAGCCGGTATATTGCCGATAAATGTGATCATGATTACAATAAATTTTACTATCTGATGTATTATCAGTTGCTTTTTCATACTTTGGATCCGGTTTGGCATTATAATATTTATTTGGATATTAAAGATAATCTCAGCTCTTACCGGACTGAAAAGCTGAAAGACATACTGAATGTCAGGATGGAGATCATTGAAAAAATTCAGCATGTGCGTTCTCATGAACTGGATTTATTACAGCTGTGTGATTTATTTATCGGAGCCATTGCCTATAATCTGAATCAGACAGAGAAAGCGTCGGAAGCTAAAGTTCGATTCATAGAAAAGTTAAAAATCCGTACCCGGACGGATCTGGAAAGTACAACTTCAAAAAGAATTTCAAAATTCAACTTGTTTAGAATTCAGATTTGATATGCCCCTTAATCTGATCAAGACATATAATTCTCTTTTGGAATTGGATGCGTTCGATGAGGAGGAACGTAATGCATCGTTAATGGGCATTTTTAAAAGGGATTTTGTCGATTCGGGAAATTATTTCAGGCAAAAGAAGGTATTACCGACATTGTCACAAGGGAAAAATACTTTATCCATTTTTTTCAATCATTTGGTTACAATGGAAGATCGCTTGCATAGGGAGAGGATCTATGACCGGAATCGGGCGGTGAGGCTACATTGGATCAAATATCATCTCGAGGAAAGACAACCTGAACACTTGCAGGTGTTTTCCGTAAAAGACAAAGTAGCCATTCGTACTTACCTTTATGATGTACAGGAATCTTATGTTATCGTTCTGGAACCCCGGGGAGACAATCGGTATTATTTACTGACTGCCTATTATCTTTTGGGAAGAAACCGGTATAAAATTGAACATAAATTGAAACGTCGGCTGGCAAAAGTATATTGAGACGAAAAGCGATAAATACATCGATTTACCGCTTTCCGATTTCCTTCCTCCTTTGGAGGATGAACTTTCTACAAATATAAAATATTTATTGAATAAAGCCAATTCTTACCACCTGAATGTGAATCTTTTATAAATAGTACGAAAAGAAGGAGTGAGGTTTGGGAAAAAAATTATTTTTACGTATCAAATGACATGTTTTATATTTTGATATTTTAAGGAATGGGAAAGATGTCATTTTTATTTCTTCTGTTTTCATTTTTTTTCTCGGAGAATGGGGGAGTGAAGATTGAAAAACAATTGTTGTACGATCGGCATACCTTGGAGGATAATTATGAATACAGGAAGGTGGAACGGAGTTTTCAGTGGGATAAGATTGCAGGGATGATAGATTCTTTGTTGAATTTTGAAAATCAGGCTAAAGAGTTCGGAGCTTTGAGTAATTATAAAAACCGGA